CTACACGAGACGCATGATCGAACATATCACTCCTTGTTTTTAATGGCAGATAGGTACTTCAATAGTTCTGGGTTATCCAAGAAGACTTGCATGAAGCCTGATGTCATTCGTCTTACAATTGGTTCTTCATCCATAGGTCCACAGTTAATTGACATCTGATACCAGATGGCATGGAGGATCTCATGGAGAAGAGTATCGGCTTCCTCAACAGCAGCCTGATGATCTTGAACAGCAATGGTCATCTTCTTATGATCACACTGTCCTAGGTTTTCATGCTCGATAGTACAGTCGGCAACGAACACAATGGCGTAGCTCTTGCCCATCACTTTGACCTGTCTAGGTCGCAGCTTCTTATAGCTCATACAATTCCTTCTTCAGAAAGTAACTTCATCCCAGTGAGGGTAACCCTCCACATCCTGCCAAAGACAGGGGAGGTACCTCTAACTACCTTTGTTGTAAGCATACCCATAGAGGCTAGAGCTGCCACCTCTTGGGCGTGGTGTCGAGCATAGTTGGATTGAACAGCGAACCCATGGGTATATGCTCGAAACAAAACATCATTGATCTTGCTTCTAGTCATAACACTCCTTAGTGGGTCTCGCTCCAGTTCGCACCTATCTTTGCTTCACCTGCTAGGGCACACCTAAAATTGAAAGCCTCACCTGCCAGACGCACAGCATCAACGGCAAGCTCAGCCACCTGTTTGGCAATAGTCTCGTTACGGCAAGCAATTTGAACCTCGTCATGGACCCAGGCACAGAATGCGTAGTCACCATCGAAGCCATGCTTGAGGTCTGCCTTGTGGAGATTGTCCTCCAGGATCAGCAACCACTTCTTGCAGATCAGGGCGCCAGCCGATTGAAGCAATGTGTTCAGTGCAGCGTGTGAACTTCGAACGTGCAATCGTCTTCCGTCCAACCCCGAGAGATAGCCCCGTTTAGAAGCTTCTTGCACAGCATCGACAAGTCGTCCGAGGGCTGGCAATGAACGGAGAAACTTATTCTTAAGTCGCCTTCCGTCACTTGCATCACCACCAACAACGGTACCGATCTTGGCGTCTCCTGCTCCATATAAGAATGCATATATAAATGTCTTTGCTTGGTTACGTGTTTGAAGGCCAGCAGCGTTCTGGTTCTCTGTATGGATATCTCCACCTAGGAGAACATCGGCATACTTCCCACCGTCCCACTTAGCCATGAAGTGAGCCAGACAGCGAAGCTCCAGGCCTGATGCATCTGCCCCCACCAATAGCCAGCCACGAGGCACAGTGAACAGTTCACGGCACTCAGGGCCATACTGACTTCCACCTGATGGTACCTGTGCGATATTAGGGTAAGCATGGGTGGCACGACCAGTAACAGCACCATTAGGATTGATACTTCCATGAATCTTTCCGTTCTTCTCACACTTGAGCCAAGCCTGTTGACCTTCTGAGATCTGGCCAGCTCGCTTCTGAATCAATAGGTATTCGGTCAGCAGCTTGCAGGGAGGATAGTCGAGCTTCGATAGAACCTCTTCGTCCACCATGGGTTTGCCACCCTCAGTGAAGTCCACAGGTTTCCAGCCATAGAGGTTGATGAGTCTGTCAGCGATGTGGTCACGAGACGAAGGATTGAAATCAATCGTCTTGGACTTCTTGACAGGAACACCCTTGGTATAACCAAGCTTCTTGTTGTTGACTCTAGGCGTGAAGTCGGGGAGCTGGACTACCCAGGATCCAAAGTAATCCTTGAGTTCCCTCTCCAGCTCCCCCCTACGCTGCACGAGCTTTGCATAGAGAGAGGCTGCCTTTTGGGTGTCGAAGCAGAAGCCATTCCTTTCTTGCTTCGCCATCAACCAGGCAACGTCATGCTCAAGCTCTAGTGCAGTGTCTGCATATTCCTTTTCGAGAATCTTTTGGTACAGGGTATGAGTGACCTCAACGTCCTGTATGTTGTAGTCCAACATCTCCTGCGAGAAGGTCTCCCAGCCACCATCGTAGTCACCCTTGTAGTTACCCAAGCGGTAACCCCAGGCTGCCAAGGAGTGGCTCCCAAAGTATTTCTTGGGGAGCTTCTCTTCTCGCATGAGCTTGACATCGTGATCCTTGATGTTGGACCAGATCAGTCTTGTTGCAACGAGCGTGTCAAATACATTTGCTCGGTTATAGACAGAACCCAGAAGTTTGTCTATAACTGGTAGGTCATACTTGATGATGTTATGTCCGACTATCGTGGTTCCTTGTAGAGTAGCATCGCACAAACGCACGATACCATCACGAACATGATTGCCAGTATAAGTAGATACATTACCATCCTCAGTATCCTTGATAACCAAACAGTGGATTGTAGTTACATCATCCAATAAGCCATTTGTTTCTAAGTCAAATATAAGTGCCACGCTGTCTCCCTCGACTAGCTAAGTTATTCGTATACAACAATCAATCGAAACAGAAATAGATCGATGATTATAAATCCTTCGTTGTCATCGGCATAACCAATGGGTGCCACGTTGAAACCAACGGACACACCAAAGATACCCTCAAACATTATCTCAGTGATTTTCATTATCGTCCCATCACGTAACGAGCATAACGCTGCCCAGTGATAGGATGCTTCTTGTGCTTCGTAACAATGTTATAGCCCATCTCACGTAGCTCGCTAATACGCTTAGTCAAAGACTGGATGCCATGATCAATCAGGGCTTCTCGCTGCGAAATGCTACGGGCCTTACGAAGGTGCTGCAAAATAGTTTCATTCTGTGACATTAGAACTCCTGTTCAAAAGTAGGTTTGCTTTCGTCCTTAAACTCAATGGTTGTTTCGGACAGTCTTCCTGTATCCCTGTTATACAACAGGTATCCTGCTTCCCCTGTCTCACCTGAGAATCGGTTCTTGAGAACTCTCATGGTGGTGACGTTGGGGTTCTTGCCTTGCTGGTCTCTCTCCAAGCCAATGACCATGTCACTGAGCTGAGCGATGGAGTGGGATCCACGGAGCTGAGACAGAGAGGTACGTGCCCCTTGCTCATGCCCTCGATCACCCTCTGGCCTACGAAGGTGGGAGATAACGAACATACCAACACCAGTCTCTTCGACCAGGGTGCGTAGGGCTGTCATAGCGTTATCGATAAGTCGTCTTTCATCACCATCCCCAAGACCACTAACAACGATAGAGAGATGGTCGAGGACAATCCAGTTGCAGCCGCAACCTTTAGCCAGATATCGAACTCTAGAAATGAGGTTATCAATGTCAGTACTGCCAAAATGATTGTACAAATACAAGCGACCGCTACCAACAACATCATCAAAAGCTTTGCGTAGATCTTCAGATGGAATCCCTTCTTGTGATAAGTGTAAAGGTTTGTTCAGCTCGATGCCCATCAGGCCAAGAGCGGTTCTCTTCGGATTCTCCTCAAGCATAAGGAGTCCAACAGTCTCACCTTCTTTGAGAAGATGATGTGCGATTTCTCTAACGATTGCCGATTTGCCCACACCCGATCCTGCCGTGAGCGTAACCAACTCGCCTTTCCTTGCACCCCTCGTAACTTCGTTAAGGGATGGCCACGGGTAGGGGATTGCTTGGACGACTTCCTCTGTGGAGATTGTCTCCCAGAGTTCCGCACCACTGAGAACACCGTCAGGACGATAGGTCTTAGCGTTCCATATCGCTTGTACGATATCTTCAGGCTTCCCATTCTGAAGGCACTCGTTCGCATCCTTGAATGGGAGCGAGGCAATCTTTGCCTTGCCCGCTTCAAAGAGTTCCGCACAATCCTTCGCTGCCTTTTGGCCTGGTTCGTCCATGTCAAACATGAGGACGACTTCGTCAAACGCATGGAGGTAATCGAGGTTTCTCTTGAGAGCCTTGAGGGCACCCGACGCACCGTTGGGGACGGAGACCACGGGCCACTTGTTGTTCTGAACTTGCGATACGGTGAGTGCATCTATCTCTCCTTCTGTGATGACAATCTTCTTGCCACCATTCCAGAGGTTGGCACCAAACAACTGAGCCTTGGAGACATCTCCTAGGACTGAGAATGACTTATCCGCACCACGGATCTTTTGGGCAATAAGGGTTCCATTCGCATCGTAGTACGGGGCAATCTGGACAGTGCGTCCCTGGTACTCGCCAACCTGGTACCCAAACTTGCGACAGGTCTCCTCTCGGATCTTCCTCTTCGATAGGTCCTGGAAAGACCCAGAGATCAATCCGTCGGCTTTCTTCTTGGTAGTTGACTCGGTACTGCATGAGCCATCACCCTTCTTGTGAGTGTTGCAACTAAAACAAAATTCGTGCCCGTCAGAGTACAGGCTGTTAGCGTCAGATGATCCACAGTTGTCGCAAGGAGTATGCCTTAGGAATTCGCTTTCAGTTTCTTTAATCATTTCATCCTTGAGAAAAAAAGAAGGGTGACCCGAAGGCCACCCCGAAGTTACAACTAGGAGATCACTACTTAATCTGCTGCTTGACCCACTCCTTCACATCAAAGGAAGGGCAGGCCTTGGCCACCTTGGGAAAATCCCTGTGACCCTGAATGATTGCGTTCGGGTACTGCAACATGAGTACCGTCAAGAGTGACTTGAGGGAGGTGAACTGAGCTTCAGTGAAGTTGTTCTTGGCCTTGGTATGATCGTTGGCATCAACGCCACCTACCATACAAATACCAATCGAGTGTTCGTTGTATCCTGCCACATGGGCACCAACCACCTGAACGTCTCGTCCTTCCTCAACCTCACCGTTCCTGCGGATCACATAGTGATATCCGATACAGGCCCAGCCATTCTTACGGTGCCACTTGTCAATGTCGGCAGCACCAATATCCATCTTGTCACCAGTAGCAGAACAATGAATGACTATGTAATCAGTCTTCGTTCGCTTCTTAGTATTAGAATTATATCTCATCTCTTTTCCTTTAACCAGGCATCTGGTATCTCCTTATCTGCATACAGGAATCCATTCTTGATGCACCAATCTGCATAAGTGGTCTTGGACCGCTTACTGATCTTGGTCTTGGAGTTGCTGAAGACAAACCGAATGTCGTACTCGGGGTGTTGTGTCTTCACTAGAATATGTTTCTGTCTATCCTCTGTGAGGAATCGACCCTTAGACTCTATGACAATGCCGTTAGATAAAACAAAGTCAGGTGTGTATTTAGCTGGCTTAGCTGGTTTCACATAAGGGA